TGCGTCTGTCTTAATGAAAAACGCATCTGTATCCGTAAGGAAGTGGTTAATAACATAACCCTCAGGCAACATACCTCTACTACGAAGCGCATTTACATCATTATCAGCAGTACCTGTACGCAGTGTAGAAGCTAACAACCTTTCTGCAACAAATTGAAGTGCAGGAGGTACAATCAACTTCATGCCGCGAAGAGCAATTTTCAACCCACGCTCATCAATAAACGCGGAGATGTCAATTAGCGACTGTTCAAGTGACGTTTCATTTAGGTCAGACGCAGTAGAAAGCTCGTTTCGCAACGTACCACCGCCAGAAAGTGGGTGGTCAGTTGCACAAAGCTCTTTGCCGTCGCCCCCAGTAAAACTGGAGGAAAAAGCATTGTTAAGGACATTAGCAGCCTTAACTTGCTTTGTGTGAGCCATCGAACGAGCCAGTGCGCGAGTATAACGAGACGCCAAACGGTCGTACAAGTTATCTTCAATGGCTTCTTCAGTAATTGAGAAAGCCAAAGCAATGGTCTCGTGGGTGTAGCGAGAGGTGAATGATTCTTGAGCTGAATCAAAGTTTACCGCTCCACCTTCATTTTTTGTTGGTGCTGAACCAAAACCGGTCAACATCACTTCTTCTTCAAACGCTCGATCCGAAGATTCTGTGTCGAAGATTTCAGCATGTTCGTTTTCGTAACGACCATACTCCATGCCAAAGAGGGCATTGAGACCGGGCTCAAGCTCTTTAGCTAGTTGTGCGCGTGAAATAGGCATTATCTAGCTCCCCTATTACGTGCCAGCAGTCTGCGTATACGCATGCTCGTTAATCAAAACGTATGCATTCGTATTTGCAGAACCGGTGTCACTGTTGTCAGGATCTTTAGAGATGCCAATAATACGCAACTGAGCAGTAGAAGCACCAGTAGTGGACGAAATCTCAGTAGAAGAAAGTCCAGTTACTGTTGACCCACTGGTCGTTGAAGTAGTGTCAGCATTTTCTCCAACTGCAGTAGCCGCGAGAGTACCATCGCACTGTACTTCAAATACAATACGAGGATCGTCGTAGACTTGTGCGACGATATCGCTAGCTGCGATACTACCGGGATAAAAGTTGGAAAAGGTAGGCTTTTTCGTAGTTGGGTCGGTATAGAAACAACCATTGAACACACCGACAATATCAGCCGAAGATCCGGCTGCAATGTCGATATCACCATCAGCATGCATAATTACCAAGGAACCTTGGAAAATAGCGTTAGAAGCGCCTGACGGAATAGTGTACTCGTTCGCAGTGAAGTTCGCAGTACCACCCAAAGTACGGACTGGTCTTAGACCAAAAGCAAAATCGTTATTTGCCATTTTGTCCTCCTAGAAGGGCTAAAGTTAAGCGGCCTAATCAGTGTTAGGACCACCAAAGGTTACACGAGACTGCCTATCTTTTGTTATAGGCATGGAAGGATGTTGTTCCTTCATAAGATCATTGTCCACCGCCGTCATTTGATCGGCTGTTTGCCGTTCAAAATATTCTGTGCGACTTTCAGCAATCTCTTCAGGAACCTTTGTTAACATCAACCCACCTACACCGATGACTCCTGCGTGCCGACCATCATCAATGGTTGGCGCGTCGAAATCTGGGTAATCCTCTGCACGAACAGGCTCATACCCCTCGCGGATTCTACCAGATACATTTTTGCGGTCTTCTTCACCACGAATTTCTGTTCGAACCCATCTGAATTTATAGCCTTCAGGCGGCTGCGGTGCTTCTAAAGATGAAGCTGGTTTCCAAGGTTTCCTGCGCTCATTTTTAGAGCGAGTTTCGGAAGCGCGAGGAGTTCTTTTGTTTATTTCAGACATTTAAGCCTCCTTCACGTGTTTCGCATATTCCTCAAGTGGAACACCGAGTTTTTTAGCGATAGCCACTTGACTTTGAGTCAAACGAACTGTCTTGCGCCCGGTTTTTACATTTCTGTTAGCAGGAGCAACAGTCTGGGCGGGTTTCCGTTGTCCTGATCTTTGTTCCTCAAATTTATGAGGAAATTCTTTTCGTATGCGAGAATCTATCTCAGCATAATAATCTTCTGAAGCAGGATCAAATCCCTCTTCTTCGATCAGTCTACGATGAATAGAGAATGCTGTAAAGGTCATCCCTTCATCTTTTCCGAACCATTCGTTATCCGATGCCCATTTTTGAGCCCTTGGATCGGCAGGTGTTTGTTGCTGAGCAGGGGGCTGGACCTCTTCCGGAGGCGAAGCGGACTCTTGTTCTTGTTTTAAACGTACTCCGTTTTGTGAAATTCGATCGTTTTCAACAGCCAAACGAGAAACAAGTTCCTGCGCATCCGCGAGAGCTTCAGAATCGCCTTCTTCGTAAGCCAGCTTAACAGCACGTTTAGCCTCAGCTAATTCGCTTTTTATACGACCCTCAGATTCAGTTACGAACGCTGCTGCACTTTCAGTGTAGTTTTTATTAAGTTGTTCATTTTCATCTTTGAGTTTTTTAGCGAAGTCTAAAGCAGCCTGTTCACGACGCTCAGCTTCTCGCATCTTGTACGTTAGGCGATCAATACGCTTTTTTACACCCTCCGAATATTGCTCATGCTCCTCATCCGAAGCCGCTTGTTCGGGAGCTTCTTGTTGCTCCCCTTCCGCGACCTCTTCTTCAATTTCAATTTCTAGGTTTTCGGCCTCTTCCGCGACCTCTTCCCGTTCTTTTACATCAGACATAAATGCCTCCTAAACTGCAATAATATCGCGGGGATCTTCAATAACCGCGAGGATTTCATCATCGTTTAACAACCGAGGCTCTGCGCCATCGATTTTAAAACGAGAACCAGCGTAACGACCAAACATTACCCAGTCGCCTTCTTTGCACCAAGCACCGTCGGGGAATTTACCCTCGTCCTTATACGCGTCTGGCCCTAAACTAACAACGTAACCAACATTCGTTGCTAATTGATTGCGCTCACGCGTTTCATCGGAAAGGATAACACCGCCTTTAGTAGATTGAGGCAGAGTATATGGAAGAATAAGGATACGCCAGCCAGTTGGCTTTGGAAGACGTTCTAATGCAGAACGTGAATCATCCGCTTGCTCATCTGATAAAGCAAAAGTAGCAGGATTTAACAAATCTTTTTTCTTTTGCGATTCTGCTTTGTTGTTTTCAACAATTTTAGCAGCTCGGCGTTCCTCTATTACACGGTCAGGAACGTATAACCTTTTAGTCATCGTCGGCAGTCTCCATACGCTTTCGCGTTTCTTTAAGAAGTTGTTCTATTTCACCGAGAGCAGAAACCCGGCCCATATAGTGCTGGTAGTCCTCTATAGAAGACACCCCATTCGACATTAGCGTTTCACTAATTTCTGCCTGTCGTTTTTCAATTTTTTCTAGCAAATAGCTAATAAGGTCCACTAAAAAAGCCCCGAAAACTTTGTCCCGCCGATCGCTTTACGACCGCCTCTTGAACGGCCCGCAGCAAGAACTTCATCTCCGTCACCGCTACCACCGTAATTTCCGTCTCTTGCTTGCTTTACACCAGCACCTGCAAGTTTATCAGCATAAGTGATTTTATCTTTCGGTTCCGCTAACGCAGCAAATTTCTTTTGTTTGTCTGTCATCTCAGAACCGCCACCTGAACGTCTTTTAACGCCGTTCTTTTTACCCGGTCTCGGAGTAACACCAACGTCTTTTTGACCCAAAGCTTGAGCTAGATCGAATTTTAAAACCTCTAACTGATCAGGATCTAATTCAGTCTCAATCATCGCCATTAAATCTTTTACACGTGTATTAGCCATAATTACCTCTTTGTCGCTAAAGTGACGTTTGCGCGGAGTGCAGCAATATCTTCATCCGAAGAAATTTCAGCCTTTTTAAGTTCGCCATCTTGTTGAAGTTTAGCGGCCTCAAGCTGATTACGCGCTTGATCTGCCATCGCTTTACGTTGAACTTCCTGTTGTTGAATTTGCAGTTCTTGCTGTTTCAACTGTACGATTGGGTCAAATTGACCTGTTCCTGCAATCTGCTGGGCCATTTGGGATACCTGTGCTGTTGCTTGGGCGGTAGCTTGGGCGAGCATCGCTTCCTGTTCAGGAGGCAAAATTTGCCCCTCCGCTGGAAGCGGAAATCCAATAATTTGCTCAACCTGTTGACGATATTTTAAACCTAAATGCTCTTGCATATGTGCCATAAGGACTTGAGTAGCGACCGTATTCTTTTGAATATTCGGATCTTGCAAAAATGCACTATGCGTTGCAATATGCGCATCGTGGTTCTGCGACTCAAACGCTTTTAGCGGTTTACCCGTTAAAGCATCCACGTTTTCAGAAACAGGGTCTTTCGGTGCAGCCTCGTCTTTTGGTGGCAAGATCTTATCAACATTTTGTATATTTAACGCCATATACATACGGCGATAAGCCTCGTGCAAATCATGAAGCTGAGGGGCGGACTGGGCTAATTGTAGCTGAGTTTGCGCTAAAGTAACGCGCTGACTCATACTAAACATCGCGGGGTCACTTACCGGTACGACATCAATACGATCATCGAAATCGTCAGCTTTTGCGCTTGCGCCTACATCACCGGGTATCTGGTAGGGGTATTCAGGCGGTAAATAAGTCTTGATTACGTTAGCAAGAATACGCAATTCTTGACGCTGAGCGTAATGTAGGCGCTTATGGATTGCGCTAAGAACCTTCGTTCCTTGTTCTAAGAGCGCAACAGTAGTACCCACGGGATTAGCTTGGCTCCCTTCGCCTACGTTAATATCCGTGACGGACGCAAAACGCCGACCGCTATCAACAAGAACGCCCAACATTTGGAGGAGTGTGCCAGACGGTTCCTTATACGGTAGCGGCATAATCGCCTCACGAATCGACGAACCGGGTGCATCAACGTCACGGAATTCTCCCGGCTGAAGCGGTAGATCTTCATCGCGAACTCGTAAGCCACGTGCTTTAAAACCAGCCGGTAAATTAGCTAAAGTGCCAGCATCAATTAACTGACGCAAGATTGAGGTGGCTGACTTTGTTAAGCCACCAATCATATGGATCAGACCAAAACCGTAAAACCCAAGACCGGGAAGAAACTTATAGTGGGTAAAATACCGAATTTTAGACTTTTCTGTGTCCTTTTGATCGTAGTTTCTTCGTATCGCTAAAATTTCAGAAGTTTGTTCGTGGATTGTAACGATATACGGAACAGCTATACCCGTTTCTTCGCCATCTTCGTCTTTTTCCTCGAAACCGGGTAGATCAAGGTCAACATGCATTTCTAAAATGGTTATATAACCGTTAGATTGAGCATTAGGGCGAAATCCTGTTAAATCTTGAACTTTATCTTTTGCATCAGCTAAATCAGTAAATTCATCCCCAAATACTTCAGTATCACGGTAAAAGCCAGAAACTTGTAATTTACGGACGTCGTTTTCATTCATATTGATAACGTGCGTAAAACGCGGAGTCGTTTCTAAACTTGATTCAGTATACGAAACAACTAAATCGTCCGGCATAACAAACTTACTGACCGGACGGTTCAAAGATTGATCAAAATACGTTTTCTTAAAAGTAGAGCCAGCGAGGGGTAAATAGAACAACATTTGATCCAGCTCCGGATCAAACTCCTCCATAACGTCCAAAACCATAAAATTCATATAGTTTCGGACGCGTTCCGCTTGTTCTAAGATTTCTGGCGTTTCGTCGCCGAGGATGCGCGTTTGCGTCGGACCACCGGGCGGGAGGAGTTCTTTGTACGCCCCCGCTTGGAACTGGGTCGCGCTTTCGGCGATGAGCGGGTGGTAGACGCCGGTTGCGCCACGGAACGGTTCTTCCCTGTCATCGGTTTTAATTCCGAGGAGGTCGAGGCCGTCGGTGTATTGGTTAAGCCAGTCCTGACGCGATTCCAGATCGTCTTTATACGACGAAAGTAATTCTGTAGCCAACTCATCAAGCTCTCCTTCATCCATTTCTTCAGCTAAATTTGAATAAAAGTCACCTTGGTCATCCTCATCGTCTTCAACATACCCGACAATA